TAAGACACCTACACACAAGAAGGAGACAATTCCTGAACCTGAACCTGAACCTGAACCTGAAACAGAATCAGAAGAAGCACCACCCCCGCCGCCACCTAAGAAAAAAGAGAAGAAAATTCTTTTCCAACCCGCCCCGAAAAAGAAGGAACCCAAGGTCGTATATGAATCCGCTAGTGAATCCGAGGAGGAAGTAATCGTAGTTAAAAAGAAAAAGAAACCAAAGAAGAAGACCATCATATATGAGGACGCAACTGAATCAGAAGAAGAACCAGTAAAGCCAATTAAGAAGGAACGTGAAACTAAGACGCAACAAAACTCAGCTTCCAAATTCAAAGTGACGCCTGGTGTTGCTGAGAAAGCACCTCCAAAAGGACCGATTTACTATTTCGCAGATTAAAATATTTTGTTAGTATACAATGGCTTACACTTACAAAAATCAGTTTAACAAAAAGTATGGATTTGAGCAGGATACTCCACACAGTTTAGCAGACATCTCCAAAATCACTGGCTACAAGAAGTCAGGATTGGAAACCATTTTTGACAAAGGGGTTGGAGCTTTTAAAACAAATCCTACCAGTGTGAGAAAAGGAATTAGGTCACCTGAGCAATGGGCACAGGCACGTGTCTACAGTGCCGTCATGGGTGGCAAAGCGGCTCGTATTGACAAAACACATTTGATACGGAAGTAATTGATTTATAATAAATATACTGTTATTATAAATGTCTGACGATAATGATGCGGATTGGGTTTTTGTATTTGACGAACCATGTTACTGCCTACATACTATTTGGGATTTGGACACTGGCAAAACTATCCTACATACTGTAAAGGAAGATGGTCGTATTAATAATTTGGATTTGATACAGTACAGACGCCCTACATATATGAAGGCTAATAAAAAATCACAGGGAAGCAGTTATAGCGACGCATGCCTCCGGCTAGTAAAAGTCTTGTTTAATTAAGTTCCTCCAATTTGCTTATCACCTTGGTATTAGTTTTTTCTTTTTCGGGGCGGGTTGGGAAAGAATTTTCTTCTCTTTTTTCTTAGGTGGCGGCGGCGGGGGTGGTGCTTCTTCTTCTGATTCTGTTTCAGGTTCAGGTTCCGGTTCAGGTTCAGGAATTGTCTCCTTCTTGGGTGTAGGTGTCTTATCCATATCTTTTTTAAGTGGACCATTAAGTTGTTCTTTTATAGCCTGTAATCGTAATTTCTTTTCGTCCTTACTGAGACCATTTTTAGCAGTGGTTTTTATTTCCAATGCTTTGCGCATTCGTTCAGTAGCGGCTTTTTGTGCTTCAGAGCGGTTTTTCTTGGGTTTAGTAAGTCCCACATCATCTATGGTGTCGTCAAGTTGGTCGTCCATCTATATATAAAGCATAAGATTTTATTTTTTCTTAATTAAACAATTTGCTAAATAATAATATAGGGGTAATATAAAATGCCAATAGTGGAGATTAAAGAGGAAGTCAACCATGATATTAAGAGCATAAAGCCTGTCAAGGAGAAGATGGATAAATATGTCAAAGATATTCCTGATGGTATATCTAGGCGCAATGGTATGATATATTTGTTAGTTGGTAGCGGAGGCAGTGGTAAGACTAGTCTGCTATTGAATCAGTTTAGAAAGGGTGGGTCTTACCATAAGAAGTTTCATAATTTGTATTTGTTCACACCATCTATCAGCTTCATGTCGGTTAAGAATCATCCGTTTGAAAAGCATGATAAAGTTTATCATGAACTAACAAGAGATACATTAGAGGATTTACATTCAGAGCTTAAAGAGCGTAAGGAGGATTATGATGATGATGATGATGAAGAGATGGAATATAATTGTGTTGTCATAGATGATTTTGCTAGCAGCCTTAAGGAGAAGGATGTACAGAAGTTGCTAAATACAATGCTTATTAAAGCACGCCATCTTAATACCTGCTTTATATTTACATTACAGTCGTATATGTATTTCCCTAAGATGTTGCGAAAGCAGACGACATATGCTACCATTTTTAAACCAAAAAATCGTGAGGAGTGGAATACGGTGAATCAGGAGTTGTTACAAATGAAGGAGGAAGATGCTAGAAAGATATATGATTATGTGTTTGGGCAAGAATATTCGCATCTAGATATAGACACGATTGAGAATAAGTTGTATCGTAATTTCAATCCACTAGTAATTACTGATAGTAATAGTCTTTAGCTAATTATCTCTAGATAATATAACTAACAAATGGAACATATAGAGTCAATCCAAATCTTTTTAAATTCAAGATATGCTACTGAGACGGTGGGTGATAACATCGCAAACAGTATTTATTATTTGCCTGTGATTGAAATTCCAGATGGTCACCATATCTATCTGTCTTTACAAAATGCTACTATCCCATACAGTTTCTATAGTATCAGCAGTTTTGATAACACCTTCATTTTTGGAGTGGTCGGTGACCCAGCTACAACATATTATGTGGAACCCGGTAATTATAATATAACCCAACTTGTAGGGGTAATCCAAACAGCAATGGGCGCATCTTATACAATAACGTATAGCAGTATTACCAGCAAACTCTTGATTACTCATGCGACAAGTAACTTTATAATATATGCCTCGACAATAAATCATGCTTTGGGTTTTAGCAAAACTACCAATACTACGAGTGCTGCTAATCTTTTGTATAGCCGTGATTGTGTCAATGTGAATCAGATTCGTGCCCTTAATATTGAAATCAACTTCCCTACATATAATGTGAATATAGCTCAAGCGTATAATAATAATATTTTAGCGACAATTCCAGTTTATGTTGCGCCATTTAGCATAATCACCTATACAAATAATAACAACTTTAGAACAAATTTGTATGTCAATAAATTAGACCAAATTCAGATTCGGATTTTGGATAATGAAAATAGACTTGTTGATATGAACGGGGTGCAATACCAAATGACGCTTCAATTGGATTGTGTCAAATTCACGGATTAAAACAATTAAGGAAGAATAAAATATTGTTATAGATTATAAATGATTGGATATAAAAAACCACTTGGTAGCGCTATGATGGGATTTAAAATGCCCCTTGGTAAGCATAGACTTGGTAGTAAAATACCATTATTGATGAGACCTGCTGCGAAACAGGTTGCTGAAGCTTTAACAAGAAAAGTATCGGCGGGTTTAGAGAGAAATGTTTTGAAGCGATAAATTAAGGGTTTAGTCCGCCTCCCAATTTTATTTAGCAAAATAATGAATTAATTACAATTAACTCATTATTTATTTTCTGAACTATTATTATAATGATTCCAGCGAACCTCAATGGGGTTCAAAAGTGTATCCAAAAGATATGCTAGTCCTATTTAGGGCAACACATCCAAATTGCGGGAAACTCTCGTTAGGTCTATACTACTAAATCATAGTAGAAATATTATGATGGCGATTGCTAATTACAATCGGTAAAGTAAAAATGTATAGAATAGAGACAATCCGCAGCCAGTCTACTAAGTCCGTTATGATAGGATATGTAGGCGGTTCAACGACTAAATGCCTGTGGGCGTCAAGTGAGGGTCTAATCAACCTGATGACGCATAAGATATAGTCTAGTCCCATCTGAGAAGATGCTTATCCCATTTAAAAAGATAAGACGCTTAACAAGAGGAAATGCTTGTTAGTTATAGCGTGGTAGTAACGAAAATTTCAGTCCAAGGTTGAGTCGGCGCCCGCACGTCGTTACCTTACGCAGATACAGCCACAGGGTGGGTCCAGTTTTTCTCCAAGTGACACAATTACGATAAATATTCCCACAAGAAATAATACTGCTCTTATTCCCTCTGAGTCTTATTTGAGAGGCACCCTCAGTTTATCTTGTTCGACGGCGAACGCCACCGCTGCTACCTTTGAGTCTGCTGGTGTTCACGGTTTCATTCAAAGAATCCGTGTGTTTCACGGATCTAACCTTTTGGAGGATATTGATAACTATGCCCAGTTGGCGAAAATCCTTTATGATTTCCAGGCGTCCGATGATACGGTTAAGGGACGCCTTGCTGTAACCAGTGCCACAAATCCCCAATACAATGTTACCTCTGGAACCATTGTCCGAGGTGTAAATCGTGGTGCTACTACTGGTGTTACTACTGCTGCCACTACTGTTCCTTTTGCTATCAATTTGGTTTCAATGGTTGGTGCTTTAGCAGGTGATAAATACCTACCTCTTTGGGAGATGACTGCTGCTCCCCTCCGTGTTGAAATTGTTTTGAAAGCATCCGTAGTCACAAGTTTGATGTCTCTTGCTGGAACTGCTACTGCTCAAACATTTGCGGTTACTGGTGTAAATTACTGTGGAGAATTCTTAGAGCTCCCTGATAGTGCTGTATCTGCCATTAAGGCTGGTTCTTCTTCACCAATGCAAATGGTCTTGCCTTCTTTCAGGTCTTATACTAACAGTGCTGCAATCACAACTGCCGGAACTCAAGTGTCTATGCCCATCCCAGCCAAGTTTTCGTCCCTTAAGAGTATCTTTGTAGCCACAAGAACCTCTCAAGGTGCTGATGGATTATATCCCAACTCTCACTGTAAATATGGTCTTACCAGTTATAATTTCAGAGTGGGTTCGGAAGTGCTACCTTTGGTCTAAGCAATAGGCATCCAGTTTTCCTTGAATTCCTTTGCTTGGTCTTCATCTTCTTCACAACCCACGATTGTAAAGGTGAAATTACA